CTGAAATTGTTGGTCAATACTTGCACAAGGGTTCGCTTGTGTATGTGTCTGGCAAATTGAAGACTCGCAAGTATCAGAAAGATGGTCAAGACCATTACGCGACATCAATCCAATGTCAAGAACTGAAGATGCTTGGCGGCAAGCCATCAACATCAAACCCAAGCCAACCACAATCAAATTCAAGCCCGCAGCATGGCGGTGGATTTGATGACATGGCAGACGACATTCCATTTTAATTTTCGGGCCGAAAGCGGATGCTGTGCGGCAGGAACATAAGAACCCACACGGACGCAGCGAGTAGGCCCACCCTTTTTTAACCACAGGAGAAAACATGTCCCGAATTTACATTGTCAGCTATGGTCGTGAAACACGTCTCATCCGTGCCAACACACGCGCACAAGCATTGAACCACGTTGCAACTGGTGTCATCAATGTTGACGTTCCAACGCAAGATCAACTAATTGATCTTGTCTCTAAAGGATCATCCATTGAGTCTGCGCTTCGCCAAGAGCAAGAAGAACTGCCATTGGAGCAAGCATGAGTTACGCAGATGTTGAACTTCAAATTATTAGGTGGGCTGAAGCGCGGAAGATCATTCCAAACTCAAGCCCTGAAACTCAGCTTCTCAAAGCTGTGTCTGAGCTTGGAGAGTTGGCTGATGCCACCATCAAAAAAGAGCCGTCAAAGATTCGTGATGGCATTGGCGATGTGATGGTTTGTTTGGTCAACTATTGCGCCTTGCAAGACATCAACCTTGTAAGTTGCATGGAAGAAGCCTATGCCGAAATCAAAGACCGTAAAGGCACACTGATGCCCAACGGCGTGTTTGTTAAGGAGTCGTGATGCTTTGCGATGCTTGCCAAGTATTTGGCTCTTGTGGAGGCGGAAACTTGTGTCCAGAATTTAAACAGTCAGAATTCAAGCCGTCTGCTCTGGACAAACAAGTATCTGGCAATCACTACAAGGACAAGGGCATCCAGCCCATCATCTACATTCATGCCAACAATCTTGGGTTTTGTGAGGGCAACGTAGTGAAATACGTCACCCGACACAAAGAAAAGAATGGCGCTGCGGACATCCGCAAGGCCATTCATTACTTAGAGTTGTTGCTTGAACTTGAGTACAAAGATCAAGCCATGTCCAAGCCAGTTGCTTGAACTTCCGCAACCCTGCGGCCCCAACCCTTGCCAAACACACCCCAAGCTGGCAAGTCCATCATGAAAGACAGACGGCGCTTTGAGTAGTCCTCGACTAGTTGTTTCGGGTCAAAGCTATTCACTGCCGCCAGAGTCTTAGGGCCAATGCCGCCATCAGGCTCAACACCAACACATGCTTGCAACATTTTGGCGGCGCGTCCGGGGCCGCTGTTGATGGCGCAATCAAACACAACGTAATCAACGCCAGTAGGCAACTCATCGCCTTTGATCTTGTCCCAATACTTGCGCCTGTACAGCGGAGCAACGTCAGCCGGGGTCAGTGCCCTCATTGCTTTTTCGTCAACTGGATGACCGCAATGCTCTTCCCAGACTGCTTTTGTGCAGCCAAGGTTTGTCATGCCACCGGGGTCAGACGGATGGTTTACAAACCCGCCCTCATGGTGCAAGACTTTTTGCAGTGCTTCAGCAAAGTTCTCTTTCATTTCACATCCTTGAGTTTTTGGATTTCGCTGCCTTTGTCTTTGGAGCCTTGAGAGCTTCCACGATGAAAGTTTAAAACAGTTCCAGACATAGTAATCAGTGACCCGAGCGCCATGTACACCAGTTCTTTGTTCTGCTGTGGTACACCTTTGATGAACGCAAACCATGCCAAGAAAATGGTAGCCGCAACAATTCCAACATCAAGCGCATAGGCGGTATTCTTTGCCAGCCAAGATGCGCTATCAGATTCCTGAATCTTGGCGTTCATGTCTCGGGCGCTGTCGGTGTTGGCATTGGTTAGCTCAACCAGTTTGGTTTCGTTTGCCATCCGAGCCAACTCGCCGTTCTCTTGCATCTGCGCCAACTCTTGTTTTGCTTTCTCAGCAGCAACAGGGTCAGGCAAAAAACGATCAATCAGTTTGCCGCCAATAGCAGCAAGTGGGTTCAAGTCACTTAGGTTCATTAATTTCCTCTCTTGGTTAACATGGCGCTGGCAATCTCCAGCATGAATTTCACTTGCTCAATGTTCTGTGGTGGCTCCGACCATCCCACAGTGATCTGTCCAACAAAACGATGTGAGTCTGGAGGGACACTTACCCGGCAAGTAAACGTCACGCCTTTGTCCAGATACCACAAGCCAACTTCTGATTGTGCGTAGCGGTACTCTGAGCATGGGATGTCGTTGGTCATCAGCTTAATGATGTCGGCGTTGTTTGCTGAGTTCTGGCTGAACAAACCAACATCAATGTCTTCAACAGACTTGTCTCGACCTTCTTTGGTGTATGCCTTGTAAAGCACCCTGCTGCCGAACAATGGGTTGACCTTAAACACAGCCACCACGGAAGCGCCAGTCTTTTTGAACAACATGGCAGAAGCATCATCTGTCCGCGCCGTGTTGATCTCTGGCAGCTTCTTTGACTCTTTGTACGCATCTCGCATGAAGTCTTGGTTCTGCCACAGGAAGTAGCCAGCAAAGGCCACCACGCCCATCAGCAAGACGGCAAACAGCTTAAAGGGGCTGTCCACATAAGTCAGCACCTTGTCGATGATGGAGGAGGGCTTTTCATCACTCATCGCAGATACCTGACGTACAGCACGATTCCATAAATAATCAGAGCCGTCAGAATCAATCCAGCAAGGCTGATGGCGATGTACTCAACCATCTGCTCGGCTCTCTTTTTGCGAGAAGCAACTCTACGCGCCTCGGCTTCTTTGACCTCGCGCCTACGTTTTGCAGCAGCAGCTTGGAACTTTTGCCAGTCCTCCCACATGCCAGCACGACCAGCGTAGACCATCGACTCGCGCAGATGCTCCTCTTGCTGTTTAAGCTGCTCCAGCGCCATGAATTCTTCAAGGTCAGAGCCTCCACCTTTTTGTGTGGCTCTCTCTTGAATCTTGGCCTTGTTGTCAAAGTAATCAAAAACCTTGGACCCAAGGGCTGACAACTCTTTGCCGTTTGCTAGTGCAGCTTTGATGACCGCATAAGCAGCGTTTGCTGCTGCAAGTTCTGCAATCATCGCAACACCTCAATCAACACTTTAATTGTCCAAATGACAATTCCGACAATCAGAAATGCCGCGACAAAAGCCTCGGCAAAGTCTTTCATTTTGTGAGCCACATGGCAGAAAAGATTACGCTTGCCATAGCCATAATCATCACCCCTGCTGCCGTTACGATCACGCCTTCCAGCCGCTTTAGCCGTGCGTTAATTTGCTCGTAACGAAAGGCGCAAACCTGTTCATGGGTTGATAGCCTTGCATCTGTCGCGTCAATCGTGTTCATGGTTTACTACATGGTCAAAGGTTTTTGGGAACTCCCCTGTTGTCATGTAGTGTAAATTGCGCTGAATGCGACTGTCTTGCGGGGCTAATTCTAAAGCCTTTTGGCAAAGTTGGACAGATTCATCCCTGAGTCCAAGGTTCCATGCAGCAATACTGGCGTAGTCGTATGGCTTCTCAGTCCAGACGGACGGGTCCATTGTGTAGACAGCCTGTTTGTCAGTAATCTGCAAGGCAGACTTGGCGGCTGAGTAGCTTTCAGCCCAAATGCTCAGGCGGTAACACTGTGCCGACAACTCAACCCAAGGCTCACGGGTTCCCGGTGCTTCAGCAACAGCCAGCCTGAACCACTTTAAAGCGTCTGTAGCGTTGCCTTTTTCGGAATACGCCTTACCCAACAGCCTCATGGCGTAAGCCCGTTCGTTGGGCCAAGTTGCTTCTGGCATCTCAAGGTACTTTTTGAGATACACAATAGCCTCATCCCAGCGGGCATAGAACGTCAACTCACGGGCGTGATAGAAAGCGTTTCTTGGGCATCGTGGGTCTTCCTTGATTGCCAACTCAAGCAATGGCATGTACTGACCACGCGACTTGGTGTTGTCAGGCAAGTGGCGCACAAGCAGCATGTCGGTATGAGCGTAAATCTCTTGGATACGCTCGTCAGCTTTAGGCCACTCATGAACTGCGTGCTTCCACCAATATCCATGACGATGATGAATTTTTTCGTAGTAAAAACTAATGCCACTACCCCAATCAAATTTATAGCGCAACCGTGTAGTGTTTTCAGTCCATACGCGCTCAATTTCTTGTCGCCAACCCGGCTCTAAAACCTCGTCAAGGTCAAGAGAAACGCATACGTCAAAGTCTCCGGGGATTAGCGCCAAAGCAGTATCACGGGCCTTATCAAATCTCCACGGCTTAATGCAAATGTCATAGACCTTTGCGCCACATTCAAGCGCCAACTTTACCGTGTCATCGGTAGAACCAGTATCGGCAATTAAAACAAGATCAGCCTCTTTGGCAGAGTCGCAAAACCGCTGCACAAATTCCGATTCATTCTTGCTAATTGCATAAACGCAAATTTTTAATGTCATGTCTTGTTCCTTTTCCATTCTCCAAAATATTTATCTTCAGCAGTGCGTCTTGCTTTTGCTGCATCATCAATGTTTTTGTATGTACCAAGATACATCGCTTTGTGCTCAACTTTTATATAGGCACGATAACTTTGATGTTTTTCATTCCAACAAACTCCAGCAATTCCAGTTTTGTTGGCTTTTGACAACTTTAAATTTTTGCCATTCTGAGAATTTGTAGCCTCTCTTAAATTGCAAGCCCTGTTATCAGTTTTGATGCCATTGATGTGGTCAACTTGGTCTTTAGGCCAATCCCCATGATGTAAAGCCCAAGCAATCCTATGTGCTTGCCATCTTTTTGGTCCTATGCAGATTCCAAGATAGCCGCTATGCAACAAAGTGCCAGCAGCTTTCTTTTTTATCTTGCCTTTACCTTTGGCAATCCAATAGATCAGACCCGTTTCAGGATCGTATCGCAACAATGATTTCAAAGCATCTATATTCATGCTTTGAATTATGCCACATTACGGTGCTACAGGCCAATCAATAGTCCAAGGGAAACCCTCTTGACCAGTTACATCACGCAATGCTTGACGGTATGTTGCCCAAACTTCTTTGTCTACAGGAGCGTCCGCTACTTGTGTCCAATCGCATTCCTTGAGCTTCTCACCACGCTGTGTGCGTACAGACTTGGCCTGCTCAACGTCTTTCATGGTTTTGTACGCAGCTTCATTCTCGGCAGCAGTGGTTGTCACGCCCTCAACTGTAGTGTCTGTAAAGACAGGGCCGAGGATGTACTTGGTGTACCACTTGCCCTCAATCTGCTCAACGCCTTCACGCTGGCTGTATTGGTAGACCGTACCGCCTGTTGCTTGTGGGCCTTCAAAGACCACATCAGCGCCCAAGCTTTCCAAGACTTCAGTACTTGTTGTATCCCATGTAGGGCCACCGTTGGCTTTGATGAATGTACGGAACTCTGCCTCGTACATTACTTGACCGTCTTGTGTTCTGATTTGCATTTTGATTCCTTACGCGATTGCCAAGAAGATGTAGCTGGCAGCATTGGTGTTAACTGCCGCCAAGATTGCTGCGTTAACGGTGAAGCCGCCTGTTGAAGTAATTACAGAACCAAGCGTTGCCGTTTCAGCAGCAGTGCTGTTCAAAAGCAGGTAAGGGTCTGTCATCACCGTCATGCCACGAGCCGTGTCGTAGACGTACCAATCGCCTGTTGAGTCAGTCCGCTTAATTAACACAAACCTTGCCCCACCTGTGAAGCCGCAAGCAATGGCTTGTGTTGTGCCGTTACCTGTATAGCTGCCTACTTTGGAAACGCCGGGGCAAGATGCAAAGAGGTACGTTACATAAGTTGCCGCATTTGTGTTGACGTTAGCCCCCGTCCCAACTGTAAACACACTGCTTGTTGGTGTAGTGCTGTTCCATGCAGATGTATCCGTGGCTTTTGCAGCAGTGCTATTCAGCACCATCTTTTCAGTGTTTGTCAAAGCAGAAGAATAAATTTCCCACTGAGTTGCGCCTGAACGGCCCTTGCGAATTATCAACTCAGGCACAGCACCAAGGTTATGCGTGACTGTGTGAGCAGAGCCTGTACCGCTATCGCAAACCTCATCAAAAAAGCCGGGGGCGCGTTTTAAAAAATAGTTTTCGCAATTGTCGCTGGTGTTGTTCCAGCCATAGTAAGACGGCGGCGCATTGTTTGCATAGCCGTTCTGAAAATCAAATGTCAACCCTGAATACGCGCCAGTTTCTGCATCTGTGTAGTCGGTGCGGATAACTGCATTCCCACGCAACCTATCAACCCACCAAATATTCCCACTGCCTGAAAAGCCGTTTCGACTTAGAGAAATTACAGAATCAACTGGCGATACGGTGCTTGATGTGAATGTTCTTGTAGTGGAATTATTTCCAACATACAAAACTGGATCAAACACCTTAGTCCCATCCGTAGGCACTTTCATGGGGCCACGGCGGATGGCGATGTAGATGTAGTTGGCCGTTACCGTTGCGAAAGCATTGAAATGAAAACCTGTTGCAGTGGGGTATCCTTGAACACTTCCATTTGTTTCGGCAGCGGTAGTGTTTGGTTGCAGAATTGCAGTATTTCCAGCAACACTCCACCCACGCATATTGTCAAGAATAGTCCAATTACCGTTTGAAGTTCTATTTTTATAAATAATCAGTTGAGGTTCATAACCAATATTGACATCAATTGCAGCGCCCGTAGAACCTACAAAGTTGCCGCAGCTAATTACATTGTCCGTGCCAGCAAGACCAAAACCGCCTGCATCAGAAGCAATGACGTAAGCAACAAAAGTTCCACCAGAAACATTGGTGAAAATACTTGTTCCAAGCGAAAACACTGTGTCAGTGGGGGCTGTGCTATTCCAATATGATGGATTATTGGCTTCTGCTGCTACCGAGTTTAATGAAAGGCTGTATGCTGCACTGCTTAAATTTTGGTGATAAACCTGATACGCATATCCGGCAGCATCGGTACGTTTAACAATAATGCAGCCGGGAACGCTACCAAGATTATGGGCAATCGTTCGGTTTGCCGAATTACCTGTGTAAGTAACAATATCAAAGAACTTCGGCTGCTTGCGGAATGACCACGAGACAAAAGAATCAGTATTGCTGTTTACTTCACTTCCAGATGTGCTGCCTGTGCCAAGAGTAAAACCAGTTGTACTAAAAGCAGTTAATGAAGCAGCATCAGTTGTTTGTGCATCCGTTGTATTGGAGTGCATGACTTTTGTTGCGCCCTGAACGGTGTCAAACAAATTATTGTTATATGCATTGGTTCGGTCTTTAATCCAAACCATTCCACCTTTCCCAGACAAATTTATATTGTTGGTGATCGTCTGACTAGAACCGTTGCCTGTGTAAAGGTACGTGCTAAACACATCCTCGATGTAGTTCGGCACACTGGATGATTGAGCAAACTCCCCAAAACCTTGGGAAGATGCTGCCGCTTTTGTTCCAACAACAGGCATTGCTACCCCTTATGCAAACTTGGTTTGAGAAGCCAACACAGTAAATGTTGCAGAGCCAGTTTTGATAACTGTCAGAACATACGCATCAATAGCACTTGCGTTGCCAGTTGCAGGTGCTGTACCACCTTGCCATTTGGGTGTAACGCTTGTACCGTCAATGGTCAATGCAGACTGGTAGTAAGCAGTTGCGCCGTTGGTTGCCATGAATGCCAAAGTCAAAGATTGACCTGTTTGCATCATGCTATTAAGCGTCAGACCACTGCTACCACGGATGTTGATTGTCCAGTTACCAGAGGCATTGGTTGTGTAGTACAGGACGGCTTGTGTTGCTGCATCAAAGTTGATGGTTCCAGTAGCCGCCGTAGCAGATACAGTGGCTTTTTCCATCAATGCTTGAACACTTGCATAACTTCCAAGCTGCAAGATGCCGTTGCTTGCCACTGGCGTAACACCAATACCTACGTTACCTGCGCTGTCTATGCGCATACGCTCAGTTGCGCTTGTGTCAAAAATAACTGGCCCAGCACCTTCTTGACGAATGCGTAAATCCCCAGTGCCCGTGTTTGTTAATTGAAGTGCGCCGTTAACTCCTCCAATACGCAAAAGACGCGATTCAAAGTCAGTTCCATTGACGGCGTGAAGGTCAATGTATACGTTGCCCGACCCTGTTCTGTTGCCACCAACTTCAAAAGCAACGTCCCCAGTAGAAACACCTGTGCCGCTAAACAAACTTGAACCAAAATTTATGTTTCCGTTTCCAAGATCAAGTCTTTGCCCCGGCGAACTTGTTCCAATTCCTACGTTGCCAGCACTATTAATACGCACACGCTCAGTAGGTGAACTTGCACCATCAGCAGTTGTGCTGAACACCAAGCGACCGGGCATGTCGTTTGTGCCGGGCGTTCCGTCTACCTCCGCATTAATTTGTGCAGACTGAACAAAGTTTGCACCGTCATAGCCTCGCGCATCGAACCGCGCAATAGTGTCGCCTGAAGAAAGTATGGTTTTTGATGCAATGGTTCCGTTGGACCTGTAGCCAGCAAAAATAGCAAGTCCTGCTGCGGAGTTAATACGCATCCAGTTATTGCTATCTCCAAAAGTTTCCAGTTTTACACTGGGTGCTCCCCCAATACCAACTGCGCCAACTGAATCCACTACAAAAGGTGTTGAATCAGGATTGGTTGAATCCTCCACCAGCAGCGCATTGCCAGTGCCAAGCTGAGTGATACGCAAAGCCGCGTTGGTGTTGTCTGTGACTGCAACAACAGTTGCATTACCAAAAGTCTTGTTTGTCAGTGTTTGTGTATCTGTAGTGCCAACAACATCACCAGATGGAGTTGTTTTGGATGTGCCCCAAGCAGTTCCCGTAGAGACAGCCATTCCAGCAGCGGGGTAAACAGTCGGCCCCGTTGGACCAACATCACCCTGAACCCCTTGAATGCCCTGTACGCCTTGTGGACCTGTAGGACCAACATCGCCTTGAATACCCTGTGCGCCTGTCGGTCCAGTAGCCCCGGTTGCGCCAGTATCACCCTGAATTCCCTGCGGGCCTGTAGGTCCAACTACACCCTGAATACCTTGAGGACCAGTTGGGCCAGTAGCGCCAGTGTCGCCTTGAATGCCTTGAGCGCCAGTTGGACCAGTAGCACCCACCACACCTTGTATACCTTGGGGGCCAGTAGGTCCGACCGCACCTTGGATGCCTTGCGGACCTGTTGGGCCTGTTGCGCCAGTGTCACCTTGAACTCCTTGAATACCTTGAATGCCTTGCGGTCCTGTTGGACCCACATCGCCTACAGCCCCTTGTGAACCTGTTGGACCAGCTACGCCTTGCTCACCTTGACTACCAGTAGGGCCAACGGAACCAGTAGGGCCGACAGAACCTTGCGGACCAGTAGGGCCAAGCTGTGTGTAAGTAACTTGCTGTGATGTAACAATTGCGCTTGGAGATTGTGGCGTTGTTGGAGTTGTACCAGCAGCAATTGTTTGCAACGACACAGATGTGCTTTCTGCTTGCCACATCAATTGAATGTAATCGGTAGCAACAACTTCAAATGTGTAGTTACACACAGCAATAAAGTTGCCATTAAATCCCGAACGACTTGGCGTTACCGCAAAGAAAGATGCCGAATCAGCAACATCTACGCCGTTTTTACGAATCCACACGGTTGCATCATGGACAAAATTGTCCGTGTTAACCATTTGCAGCGAGTAGGTGAAGTTGTACACCCCGTCATGTGCGTATGTAATTCGGTTATTGCTGACAATGCTTACACCATTGCTGTCAGCGTCTGTGTTTGACAGATTGACAGGGTAAGCCGTTGTGGTGCTTGCAATTGTTTGGTCTGTGGTGTCATAGAAACCACCCCAATAAGCAACCACGCCACCAGTGCCAATTGGCCCTTGAGCGCCAGTTGGACCAGTTGGGCCAGTAATGCTATTGCCTTGGCTACCCGTAGGGCCAGTTGGTCCTGTTATGCCTTGTATGCCTTGGTCGCCTTGTGCGCCTGTAGGCCCGACATTGCCTTGTGCGCCTTGAATACCTTGTGGGCCAGTTGGTCCAGCAACACCTTGGTCGCCTTGGTTTCCTTGAGCGCCAGTTGGACCAGTAGGGCCAACTACAGTTGAGTCAGCGCCTGTTGCACCTGTAGGCCCGGTATTGCCTTGCAAGCCTTGTGCGCCTGTTGGACCAGTAGGGCCAGCAACCGTAGAGTCAGCACCCGTTGGACCAGTTGGTCCAGTAGAGCCATTGCTGCCAGTGCTACCAGTTGGGCCAGTAGCGCCAGTTACGCCTTGTGCGCCTTGCGCCCCTGTTGGACCAGTTGCCCCTGTATCACCTTGCACACCCTGAATACCCTGCACACCTTGAGGGCCAGTTGGTCCAACAATACCTTGCGTACCTTGCGCCCCAGTAGGGCCAGTGGCCCCAACAGCGCCAGTTGGACCAGCAACAGTTGAATTCGCACCTGTTGGACCAGTAGGGCCAGTGCTGCCTGTAGCGCCCGTAGGGCCAACGATAGGGCCAGCATCCACCCATACAGAACCCGACCAAGAATACAAATTGCCGTTTGACTGAACAATGTAAGAGTCACCGGGAGTGTTGCCTGTTGATGGCAAATCGCCAACAGTAGGAACCGTGCCTTTAATGGCAACGCCAGTCCCCTGTGGACCAGTCGCCCCAGTTGGGCCAGTAGGACCGCCAGACGGACCAGTAGGGCCAACAGGGCCAGCTACACCACGATCAATGCGAGCCTCAACGCGAGGTTGCGGGACAACTTCAAGATTGACGTTGTTGCCATCCAGAACGGTAACTTTTAAATTGCTCATGGCTACACCTTACAACACAACAATGCCATCAGAACGAACGATGAACAACAAGAAAATAATCATGTCATCAGCGGGTGTGCCGCCAGCAGCAGGGAAGGAAACTTTAACGCGACCAGAATAGCCAACCGGGTTTTGAGCATCAATTTCCAATTCAGGGTCGCTACCCATCAAGCCCCATGCGCCAGCGTCAATAACTAGCGTACAAGTTCCAGCAGCAGCAACAATGTTTGTTACCGTCAAAGGAATCGCTGCGGGCGTTGGTGTGTAGTCTGCAATGTCAAACGTCAGACCGTTGCGAGTGTCTGTAATGTTTGACAATTGGCGGCGAACAATCTGCGCGTCAATCGTTGCACCTGTCAGGTTGACGGGCAATGTGCTTGATGTAAATGACAAGTTCCAATAGGTTTGCTGATCCCAGACAAGTTCGCCAGCAAGAATTGGATTATCGAAACCGCTGACTTGTGCCAGCGTATTTTTGTTGAAGATGGCCATATCGGTTCTCTGCACTCAGGTAGAACATCCGTGATTCCCACGGGCGATAGTGTCTTGTTGTGTTTATTTTAACCGCCCATGTAAATGCAAGCAATCTGCCTTACGTCACTTGGGCCAGCAAAAGTTACATTTTCTCTGGATTTCGCCACAGTGTAACTGCGAAAAACGTCATCTGCTTGTTTCATTCCTTTTCCGGGAACGTCAGAACAAACAATCAAATCGCCAATCGCAATGTCACCGCCTTGGTTGCATACGTTGATCTTTCCTTCACCCACAGCGTTAACAGCAATTGGTCTGTAAGTGTCATAGATGTCAGCAAATTGAGGCTTGAACACAAAATTTGTTAGTGCGCCTTGAGGGCCTTCGGTGTACTCACCCAAGGCAGCGGGGACAAATTCAGCGCCAGAATTGCCAACATAAGCACCAATTGCTCCAACTTGATTTGCAGATGTGCTAACAGACATTGCTGTGATTGTGTTGTTGATGTCATCAGCAGCAATAAGCTGCACATCAACCATGATGTCGCCAACATCAGGCTCTGCTTCAGTTAGAAGTTGCAAACCATCGTGACCAGCAGTGAACGGGTAAGCTGCGCCACTAATAATGTAGTAAGCGTAAGAAACACCGCCCGTGTAACGAGCCAAACGAATGTCAGCCGTTACCGCTGCTTGAAGTGTATTTGCGCCTCCTGTTTGGAAAATTCCACCCGACTCACCAGCACCAACAATTCCTCGAAATCTAAATGTTGAAAATGTGCTGTTTGAGTAACCAACACCAACAAGAGCGCCTTCAGCAGTTGTTGACGTTGTTCCGGCTCCAATGGCATTACCTCCAGCAGTATTTGCCGCAAGCAAACCATAGTAGCTTATGTTGGTTGAAGTAAATGCTCCGGCAGCAAGAAACCCGCCAACAGATGTTCCAGTGCCAAGACCAAATGTGCCGTATGTATTAAACGTGCCGCTTGTGTTGTTTTTAATTCGGCTGACTGTTAACGTGTCGGCGATGATGTTGCCGCCATCAATAAAAGTGGTTCCGCTTGGTGCAGCCACGTTTGTAAAAGTCACCAAACCATCCAAGTTCTGCCAGTTAAACACCGCAGACAAAGTTACCGTTTGAGTGCCGCCAAAAGTTGCTTCTGATACAGCGTATCTGACAGCCCAAAACTTAGAGCCAGCTTCTGTCGCAGGATTCGTTACCGGGTCGGGCGCAGTAAATGTTGTTGACCAATTGGCAGTCAAACTTGAAAACGCACCCGTAGTGAAGTTAAAGCCGCTTGCCGTTGGCGCAGAAGGTGCTGTTGCGCTTGCAAATGCGTAGTAGATAAATCCACTTGCACTTCTTGGTCCCGTCTCTCCTGTTGTAGCCTCGGGAGTCCAAGTAAAGGACGAACTCATTGAGCTTCGCGTTGACTTTGCCAAATCATTGCCAACAACATAAGCAAAATAATATGTTGCAGATGGGCTTGCACCAGTTGGTAGGACTTGGTTTGCATACAAATATGTGCTGCTTGGCGTTAATGGTTGTCCATCAATTGCACTTGCAGAAGATAACAACTTCCAATCTGACGCAACAGGAGAAGCAACAGTTGTGTAATACAACTCGCTGTATGTAACGCGCCCTGCTGCTGGAATGGTGATTGTTACGTTGAAGTTTGGTATTGAACTGCTTGGATTGCTTGCAGTTACTGTAGGCGCAGACAGTGCGCTGAAATAAACAACAGATGCAATATCGCTGTTAGGCACAGGCACATACTGCGTAATGTCAAAGTCATCGTACACAGCCGCGCTGTACTCGCTCAATTCAAGTTTTGCGCCAAGGCTACCATCATTCAAAGACGCCTCATTGACCTTGACCACACGGAACAATTTGTTTGTCCAGCCATAGTCAGAGTTGGTCACACTCACAACAGCGCCAGCGTCAACTTGAATGCCGTAGTACGTTGTGCTGAAGCTGACAATCAAGTCTTCACGGGCTTGCTCAAGGATTCGGTTAGCAAGGTATTGCGCTTGCACAGAATCGTTGCACAGGTCATAGGTGACGCTGTACTTGTTGTCAGGCTCATTGGGGTAACGCAAGATTGTTGGCGTTGCAATGTTGACAAAGTTAGGTTGATCGCGTGAACCTTTATCTGGAAACTTCGCTTCAACTTGGTTGACAGATTGCGTGATGTCTGTGGCGCTAACCCGAACTTCGCCAATGATGTTGTCATCATCAAATGCAAAAGATGCAGTTTCTGACTTGTTAATGACAATAGACCATTGACCAAGAGCAGCGTTGTACGCCATCCAAGAATCAGCGCAGGTCATAATTTTGTCAAGGTTGCTCAACACTGGCTGACCAGCATCAAGCACACCGTTCATACGGTATCGCGCTTGAGTAGCGGAACCTCCGCCAGAGGGCGTGTATGTGATTGTTTGATCTGCGTATGAGTTCAAAGCGGTTGCTGAACTTGCATTCACAAAAGCAGAATCAACAGCTCCGCCGTATTGCGCGTTGGTGATGTAGTCGTACCAAACATCGCCGGGCTTGGCTACACCTGTGGAGTTCAAGTAATGTTTGGCAGCAAACGTAACTGGCGACAGTGAAGTTGTGCCAGCGTCTTGGTTGTAGTTCAGCTTGATGATGGCAAACGCCAAGCCATTCATCTGACGACCGCTGGAAGGCCATCGCAAGTCAACATCAATGTCAGAGCCGCCCATTACAGAATTAGGCGCAGCAGAGCCGTTGATTGGCGTAATCGAGCCAGCCACGGTTGACTTGTACAGGTTGATGTAGAGGTTGCCTGAAATTTTTGTGTCTACGTTACCAGCCTCATCTGTAAGGCTAACAACTTTGGTTGCGTCAGTCCCATCAAACGTGATTAGCCTGTCTCCGTAATACATCTTTGTTGTGTCAAACGAAAACTGACCGTTGGGGCTAATGCAAGAAACAGCCACAACGTAATACATTGTTTTTTGGTCAGTCGTTAGAACGGCATCAACAAACGTGCCGCCAAGGTAAGCATCGCCATACACAATTGGAATTGCGTTGACGCTTGATGGTGGAACTTGTTGCCTTGTGCCGCTGTCTTGTGGGCCTTGCTGGTCTTGACCAAATACGCGAGACACAATCAGTGAGACTGCAAAGTTCACAGCAAACGCAGCAGCAGTAAGCGCAAAGGAAGCAGCAACACCAGCCGCCGTAGTTGCAGCCGCCGCAGCGACAATCATTGTTCCGACCATTTTTATTCCTTTACGAAACTTGCGCCAACTGCTTTGTAGCCGCGCTTTGTGTAATCAATCAACGGACCGTGTGCGCTGACAGAGGTGATAACAAAATCAACATCGTTGCGTTCCAACATTTCCGCTCCTATCTTGTCAAACTCTTTCCACAAGCGGCCACCAACTGACCCATTCCTGTGTTCTGGCTCAACCCACCAAAGCAACTCATGAAGTTCTTGGACGTTAGGCGACCAGATGTTATTTTGCTTTACCGCAATCAAAGCGCCGCGCATGTGATTGTCAATCAGGATGAAGCCTCTACCCAAAATAATATTGAACAGCAATTGCTCAACGTGCCTTGGATTGTGATGTTGTGTCTTGCCAAGAGTTTCAATCGGGTTTTCGTAGGCATACGCCTCTACAATTTCCAACAATCTTGGTATGTCATATCTTGTTGCTATTCTTATCAATTATTGGCCCCAATTTCCAGAATAATCAACTTGCGTAGTGTCTGTTGATTGAGTTTCTTTCTGTGGCGGCTTACCAAAGTCAAAGTATGTGTTGGCAATCGTAGCAACACGATTCATGCTTGTGTCGTTCGGGTACAGGAATTGCCAGCTTGATTGATTTGTTTTGATGCCACCAAGCCTGTTTTCCAAAATGCGCCGCATTGACGAGCAAGCAATTGAACAAGTGGCAATGCGTGTTCTGGCTTCAGTGTTGAAGTCTTCAGTGATTGAAACACTATTGATGATGCCCTGATAACGCTTAAAAAACTGCGTTGTAGGTGTTGTGATGATCTGGTTGTTGGAGTCAAAAAAACCGCGCCACACTTCAACCAGAGAACCTTTGATGTCGCTACTGAGAATAAGTGCAATGCTTGCCGGGTCAATGCCAGTCAAAGCAATGGTCATGTCATCAGATGTAGAGCGCATATCGCGCTGCACGTCGCCTACGTTCAGCAACGCGCCAAGGTTTGTAAACGTATTGCCGCCAACAGTAATCGGAGCCGCTGCGTTGCAAAACGTGTAGACAGTCTCGGCAGTGCCAACGGTCAACTTCACAAACTCTGCGTGATTGATTTGTGGCCCATTAAGAGCCGTCATTGTTGTCATGTGATGTACTCCCGAAACACAAACTCACTATCCCATTGAACAAATGCGCCATTTGTCATTGGGTTCAAAGTATACGTTGGGCACTTCTCCGCCACAACAGTAAAAGTACAGGCGTTGCCAATTGACACCGTAGCACCAGATGATGGAGTTCCAATCAACGGACGATGGATTGTCACCACAGAGCCAGCAGAGTCGGCTGTGACCTTGTAGGTATAGCCACCCACCATAATGAAATCACCCGCCTTAAACGTGCCGTTAGAGGTCAAATTGAGGCTTTGCGTGTTTGGGGTAGGTGTACCGTTCAATGTTGCCGCTGTGGCCGTTCCAAGTGTTTTGGTAAACCAATCAAGGTTGCTGTTGTTGAACGTGATTGTTTCTGGCAACTGACGGTCTTTGTTGTCAATTGTCTGAATGATGTCGCGCACCTGTGGATAGTACAAGTAGCTGTGAGGCGACACAGTAAACACCCAAGGCACAGCCGTAAGGTACTGAGCCACAGTGATGTAGCCTGACCTTGCAACTTGCTGTCCAACCATCCTACGGTTGTTCACCGTCATGGACTGTTGGATGTTAAAGATAGTTTGGAAACTCATGCCCTTCTCCCGTTCGATGCAAGCTGCTTGTTAGCGTACTGGTAGCCAGCCCAGATTGTGTTACTACTCTCCAGCAGCCTGTTCTCAAACGACTTGGCATCAATTGCGTTAATGTAGTTGTTTGTGACAGTCGTTGTGCTGCCCATTTTCCCAAGGTCGTGATTTGGAATGATTGTGCCAGCAGTGCGAGGGACAAACAATTCTGGACCATTCTCGCCAACAAGATTGACAGTGTTAGGCGTTGGGCTTCCGCCTTCAGCATAAGATGAGCCAAAGCCAGTAACGCCAGTGCCAAGCCCACTTGCTCCATTGGCCCCAACATTTCCAAAGCTGCCAAACATAGCGCCAAGAAACCGCAGAGCAGCAGCCTTCATCTGGATTGCAATCAAGTCCTGAATGACGCTACGGGCAAAGTCCTTCATGTTCAGCTTGCCAGTCTTGACAAAGTTGTCGATGGCCGAACCTAAGTTGCCCCACACAGAGTCAAACACTTCCTGTGTGCGTCTTGCAGACTCAGCCATAGTCACAAACATTTTTTCCATCTGCTCTTGACGCTCAAGCTCTTTTAAGACAAATGGGTCTTGGCCTTCAACCTCTTTACGCTTACGAGCGTACTCAAGAGAAATTTGAGCCAATCTTTGCTCTTGCTCTGTTGCGTAAATCATCTTGTATTTCAAGTCAAGAGATTCACGCTGGTACTCCATGTCACGAGTTTTTTCCTGAGAAGAAACAACCAAGGCGGCGCGGCGATTGTTTTCCGCAGCCCATGCCGCATTAAACTCTTGAGCAGCAGCCTCTTCTTCATTGAACTGTGCAATTGCGTACTTGGTGCGAATCTGTTTAATTTTCTCAGCAGCCTCAGTTGCAATTGCAATAGCTTTGTTTTTGTAAATCTCAAGGTTTTGAGCAGTGGCGCGACCATCCTCTTGCTGATTTTTCTCAGCCATTTCCCTTCGCGCATCTTCAAGTTTTTTGGCAGACTCAAGCTCAATCATCTGCATCTCATTTGCGCCTTGCTTGGCTACAGCAAATCTTGCTTCTGATTGAGCTTTGGCAACTTCCATTGCCTTTGCCTTGTACATTCCTTTGTACTTGTCGTACTCATCAATTTCTTCTTTGGCGTTGCCAATTTCTTTGGATGACGCAGAACGAGCCTGAAGGCGCTGAATTTCTTGAAGGTTTTCTTTGCTGGCTTTCAGTGAAGCTAAAATTTTCCTCCAGCCCCGAGCGTATGCCGTGTCCTCATCTTCTGCCGTCCCAGAAAGTTTTTGCTGGATTTCTGAAATTTGCTTATCAAGAGCATCAAGCGTCTGCACCTGTGTTGGCCCAGACAGGAACTCTTTGAATCTGTCCCAATAGTTGCTCATGGCAGTCGTGACGGATTTCCATGCGCCTTCAAGCAAACCAAGCTCTCGGCGCTGCTGCTCCAGCTTTGTGTTCAGAGCAACAGCAACTAATTGAGCAGCCTCTTGTTTTTTGTTGGCTTTTTCCAAAGCCTCAATTTGTTTGTATTGCTCAAGAGTTAGGAAGTTCATTTCCTTGTTGAGGGCTTTTGCACCTTCAGCAGTCCCACTCAAGCCACCCTTTAGTTTTTGGGTTGCCTCAGCAGCAGAGACTCCAGCAATCTGCGAATAAGTGATGATTGCTTGCGTAACGGCATTGATAGAAGTCCCGGTAAATTGACCAGAGGAAATGACCTCCATTAAGGCTTCTTTTGTTTTTCCAAGGCTTGTTTTTGTCGTTCCACTTAAAGTGTTAGCCAGTTTCTTAAAGGACTCCTCAGTCACCCCAGAGTAGTTCCCGGTAAGCGTCAAAGCATTACGCAGCTTATCCAAGTCATCCCTTGCCTGATAAGCTGCCAAACCAACCGCACCAAGGCCAATAGCCACAGTACCAAGACCAACACTAAACGGAGTAAACAACGATCCAATAGCCTTGAACATGTTGCCCAAGCCACCCATCGAATCTTTCAACTGACCACCTTGCTGGATGAGCGCAATAAACGGGCTTTGACCAGAAGCAATCTGCGTAAACAAGTCAGTCGTTTGATATGTCAGTTGCAGCTTCTGCTGCTCGTTCATCTTGAACTGAGCGCCAGTTGCACTCTTTGCCGACATGGCAATTTTGTCGTAAGCAGCAGCTTGGTCCAGCAACTGCTTCTTTACATCAACGGTGGCGTTCTTGAATCGTCCAGCGGCCATCTCACGTTCAACCTGAGTGACCTTGGAGACAGTCTTACCGTAATCGTCAGTGGCGTATTTAAGCGCAACAATCTCTTTTGCAGCAGCATCAGTCTCGCGGCGAATGGCATTTTTGAGCTTGACGTTTTCGGCGATTGCTTTGTCAATGGAAGCTGTAAATTCAGCCGTGTCCAAGCCAAGGACAACGCCAAGTCGAGCAATATTTTGTGAAGCCATTATTTCTTCCTTCGCGCCAGTTTCTTGGCATATTCAGGGATTCTGACAGCCAACTGTGATTTTAGTTCAGTCAACACAGACTCGGCGTTTTCTTGCAAGGCAGGGCGCAGAAAAGGTCGAGCAGCCATCTTGGATGTGCCAAATTCGTTGGCAAGAGATACAGCGCTCTTCTTCACAGAAACCACAGCAATCACAGCGTCAGTCTCATTGACGTATTCGCTCATCTTGTCCTTGGCGTTTGGAATTCTGGAGTCAAGACGGATTGTGTCGCGCATGTGGATTGGGTTGTCAGCGTCCCGTGGCTTGTCGCCAACAGCAGCCCTTGATTGGGCCGATGCAAAGACTGAACCCATTGCAGCCTTTGCGGCTGGCGTGAGCGTGTTTCGAGCCACCAAATCACCCCGGAATCCTTCAGCCATGTCTCGCAACTGCTGCTCAAATTCAGCAAACCCTTCCAACTTAAAAGATTTGCTTTGCGGGGTGTATTCCATGTCACTCTTTCAAGAATTTCTCCGAACCCGGCTTCATCGCAACAAACGCCAACAGTTGTCGGTTAGTTTGCTCACGCTGCTGCTCTTCACTCAAAGGTGGAACGATGTAGTCGTGCGTTGACGGCAACACATCCATCATCTTGAATGGCTTTGCCGTCTTCTGCATTTTCGAGTTTAAGTTGCCAGTGGTCAAGGAACTTAGCGCCAACAACAGCGCCTTGTTCCCAATCATCCCATCGCTCAACATAATCTCAATGTTTCTCAGGTCATCAACAGGAACTTCATCAGGACACCCACCGTGAGCGTAGATGTACGCTCTGGCTTGTGAGTGAGCGTCCTGAATTAGTTTTTTCGAGCGTCCTTGTAGCCCGGTTGAATCGACTCGGTAATCTTCGCGATAATTTCAAGCTGGACCATCATGGGCCATTCAGCTTCAACTTCCTCATACGTCAGATTGTCCAAGTCTCCAGTCTCAGGTACAAGCAGCTTGATGTACTCAACAATTCGTTGCTCCATCAGGATGACGGAACGCGCCAAACCCATAGTGGAACGACCTTCAACGATTACATCGTCCTCGGCGACTTCAACACCTTCGATGATTGAGCCGTCACGGAAGCTGGACGACATCTTCTCGTAGCGAGCGTTCAATTCGACTTCGTCAATGGTTGTGATTCGATCTTCCAGTTGTTCCATCTCTTTGGTCAAAGGGATGCGAACCTTAAAGATGTGCCCACCAAGTTCAAAAGACTTGGTACGCAAATGTGCAGATGCCTTTTGGTAACTGTCGCCAAAAGCAGATGAGATGCGTGACATGTGATTTCCTTATCGTGTAGTTTTGATGATCTTGTCGTATACGGCCTGATTCAATGCAATGGCATAAGCCACAGCTTCATCTGGCGTGAGTTTGTCGGCATGATGCCGTGCAATGTCGTGAGCCAAAGCAATGGCCGTAATGCGCTGCTGAGTGAAGCCAAACCAATTCTTGGAAGAATCGGCTTGGCCCACAAGGAAACTCAACAGGTCTGTGTTGTCTTTTATTGTCGTCATGTTAAATCCATAATGGAGGTGACTCTATGTGCCTAAACTTTTTGTGCCGCAAAGAAAAATCACGCTCTTTGTTTGCCCAATGAGAAATCGTTTTTTGATTTATTCCTGTGGCTCTTTCGGCCTCAAGCATTGAACCATAAACACATCCATTAAACAATATTTTTTTGCTTGTTGGATGCAATTCACCAAATTTCCCAAGATGAAATCTTGTTTTCTTTTTTGAAGTGTTTTGATTGTAAGAATTCAATCTTTTGTCAATGTGTTGTTTTGATTGAGCCACACCGGAAATTCCTTTTAGTGCGCCATCAGAATTATTTCTGTTTAGAAAAACAAAATTATTTTTTGCATCAACAGATTGAAGTATTGATTTCTCAACAAACAAAACCTCATCACGAGTGCCATAAAAAACTATGGAACGCTCCCAATTGTCAGGATTAGATTGAATCAATGGCTTGACATATTTGGATGAGCAAATGTAACCATCTTTAGGATGGCAACCTTTTCCTGTTCTACTGCCCAAATACATCAAGCCAGTTGATTTTTCTTTCCAGAGATAGACAAAAGGCTGATGAATCATGCCAATTTTCAGGCGTTATTGCTCCAGCCGTAGCTGTTGCCACCGATTGGGTGGATTGTGAAGTTGAACTTACCTTCAGCAGAAGGAGACATGTCCCAAGACATACCGCCAACCATGCCGTTGAAAGCGTAGGCAACAGTGTCTTCGCCGTCATACACAGCGATGACGTATGTGCGAACGATAGTGCCGTTGTAGCCGTCTTCACGGATCAACAACTGAGCAGTGTCAGCAGGGTTCCAAGCAGAAGTGATGCTCAACGAGGTCACTTGGTTCTGAGTGGTGATCTTTGCACCAGTACGAGCGCCAGCAACCGAGAAAGCGGCCACAGCGTCATCAGCACCGAAAGCAGGGATTGCTTCAACAGGCACGTTGATACCGTCAGTACCAGTACCACCAGCGGCAGTGCCGATGATGTCAGCGACTTGACCAGTCCAAGTTGACAATTGAGCGTCAGTCAGAGGTGTGGGCGTAGCGCCAGTTTGACACCACAGGGTTGCCACATAACCGGGCAAGACTTTGTTAATGAGAGCCATTTTGAGTTTCCTTCAAAAAGATAGTTGAACAAGTTGTCTTGTATTACGCCGGAACGTCAATGGTGCAATCCAAGAAGATTTGCGCCATATTTTCCTCGTTGTTGTAGCTATTGTAAAGCCACATCACATCAGCTTTTGCGATGAAAAAGCCGTCTGACGGACTCCCAAATTGACCGCTATAACCATGCAGGGCTTGAAGCACCTGATTGGAGATAGTGAACCCGTCTTCAATCTTCTGAGTGAAAATCGAAATCTGGAACACTGGACGGTCAATGCCTTTGTTGCTTTGCTGCTGGCCTGTATATACAGGCTGGTGGACGTTGCGGAGCATCCAAGTAATGAACTTGGGCTGTGTCGCAAAGTTACGGTTAAAAGCCGCATACACAGGCACAGGCGTGACAATGTTTGCCAGTTGATACTGGATGGCCTGACCATACTGGATGACGTTGTTCTGTGTTGCCATTTACACCGCCGTAACAGGGTCAGCGCGGTAGCACATCATCTTGACGGTCATGCGGTCATTCGATTCACGAACATCCGTAATGCGCCAATCGTTGCCACGCCAGTTGATAGAGTACGACTGTTGGTTGTCAACAATCAGCTTGGTGTTTGGAGTGTAGTTGAATGTGAAGTTCACCAAGTCTTGGTACAGACGGTACTTGTCTGCAATCTTGACGCTGTTCGCCACATCTTCAACACGCGCACGGGTTTGAAACCACTCTGTCTGAGTAGTGGACTGCTCACCAAAAGAAGACTGCCCAAAGGTCAGGTTCTTGATGGTCACATTCTCAAAACGTGCGATTGCCATTACGACACTTCCTTAACACTGTAATCAGACCATTTGCCTTTTGCGGGTGGAGCTTTTAGCAAATAAGAGATGCTTCCTGTTGGAATGCCAGTCTTTTGACTTGCCTCTTTCCAGCTTTTATAAACTATACCATTGACCATCAAGGGCTTATGTTTTGATGCGGCAATCCTTTTTTTGCATTCTTCAGTCTTTGGAATGCCGCGAACATATTGCATTGTTCTTTCCATAGACTCTTTTGGCATTTTTTTGCCTTTCATGCCAGAAACCCTTCCAACAAGTGCTTTTTTCCTGTTGGCAAGATGCTGCTCAGATTGTTTAACGCCTTTGAGATGTGCCCCGGTAATTTCACCACCACCAACAGCAATGTTCCATCCAATCCTTGGCGCTGGTCTTAACTTTTTCTCAATCTCAAGACAGTAATTTTCATCGGAAATCAAAATTATTTCCTTTACAAGATTTTCCCATCCGTATTTGCGAATTGCTTTGTACAAGGTTTGCTCTTTGCCGGTTTTTGCACATGACTTATGAGCAGACATCCGTTGCTCAAAATTCATGGCGATACCAACATAGCCTTCAATTGCTACGTTGGTTTGCTCTGGCAAATGAATCCAATATACAAACATAAGTTTACATAATGAGGGGCTTGTAATTTCTTAAAAGCACTTGTGCGCCATAAGGAATGGTCTTCAGCTTTGTTTCGGTTGTGTCCGAACGATTGTTGTACAGATGCGTCAGGATCAACAGGCCAGCCTGCTTAATCACCGGGTATGTGGACAGTGGGTTTGCCACAGTCGTGTACTCAGCAATGATTGGGGCCGTCATCTGTGTGTTGATGTCGGTAGGCAGGCTGGAGATGATGATCTTGTTGCCACTGGCATCATAGTAATACTGAGATGGCTCAACAGCAACAAACGTAGGCGGGAACAAAGAGTTGTAGTAGCCCACAACTTCAATCTCAAGGCCAGCTTGGTTTGAATACAGGTTCTGGCTCACCTCTGGCAAATCCAAGCTCACAGGCGTTGCTGTAAGGCTCTCTGCGCCGTACCAAACACGGTACGTCACAGGGAAGATGGACATGCCAAGGAAATCCTCAATGTACATGCGTGTCGCCAGTTCAAGCGACAAGATGTAAGAGTCCTGACTCTCATCGCCAAACAAGTTCAACTGCTGAGTGATTTCTTCAGCAGTCAACCAGTTTGTGTCTACATCACGACCAATCTGCTCAACCTTGACGTAGTTGAACGGATTGCGAGTTTGCCCGCCATAAGGCAGGCCAGTCAGAACGCTTTGCACAGTCATAACTGCTCCAATTAGGCGCTCATGCGAACGCCAGCAAACGGGTCACGCACGGAGCTAACCACACGCTTTTCTGCGTACAGTGTAACGAAACCGGGAGTTGTTTGTTCCATCATCTGAATGGACATCTGCTCAGTGTCGCCAATGGTCAGGAAACGAGGCCAGTTGCCCAAGTAAATTGGGAAGGAGCTAGACAGGTATGGGTTTGGAATTACGGGGAAACCAAACATGCGGCCAACAGCAGCACCGTCTTCATCGCCAACTTCCAAGAACAATGGCAGACCTTGCGAATCCTTCAGGCTACGCAGCGAGTCAATCATGGCAGGGCTGATATGCCAAGCATTACCGGGCAATGCCCAATACTGCGATGGGAATGCGGTTACAACATCAACAATGTTGTTGTACGTCACGCCGCCGCTTGTCTGAGCCACTGTAGCAATGCTGTGAATGCCGTTTGTCATGGCAGTGCCAGATGTGCCGTAGGCGCTTGTTGAAGCACTCACGTACATGTCCAGACCACGCAAACCAGATGTCGCGCCTGTAGATGTTGTGGTCGAGCCAGCTTGGTCATTGTTAATCGCCATAGAAGCGCCTTCAACTTGGGCAAATTCCAAGGCAAGGTCTTCAACAATGGAGGACTCAAGACTATTTACGTCAGACATGACAGCCGAACGGATAGGCAGTTGAGCAGTCACCACGCGCACGGGCAATTGCCAGATGCTGGTGTTTGTTCCGGGAGTACCAGTGTTGTTTTGAACCGGGTAGCCCCAAGGGTTTGTTTGGTATGTTGCGTTACCAGTCTTGGCAACGAACTGCATGTCAGAGCCAGCAACAGGAACAATGCGCGAACCCATGCGGAAAGGG